CGGTAACCCAAATAACACTTTTTTCTGGCAAGAACGTAACTTGATCAAGTTGCCTTTCGCTGGCATCAAAGGTGAAACAAATTCTAAACCTACATTTGTACAAGTTCCTTGTATGGAAATGTGGGGAGAAACCTGCCCTATTCTAACTGAAGTACGTCCTTGGTTCAAAGACAAATCTTTAGAAGAAATGGGTCGTAAATACTGGAAGAAAAAGTCTTACTTGTTCCAAGGTTTTGTCACAGACAGCAAACTACAAGAAGATGGCAAGGTTCCAGAAAATCCAATTCGTCGATTCATTATCGGCTCACAAATTTTCAATATCGTCAAGAACGCATTGATGGACAGTGAAATTGAAGAATTGCCAACAGACTATGTTCGTGGTTTGGACTTCAAGATTGCTAAGACATCTAAAGGCGGTTATGCTGATTATTCTACATCAACTTGGGCTCGTCGTGAACGTGCTTTGAGCGAAGCAGAAAACGCAGCCGTGGCCCAATATGGCTTGTTTAACTTGAGCGATTTCTTGCCCAAGAAACCTGGCGAAGTTGAACTTAAAGTTATGAAAGAAATGTTCGAAGCATCAGTAGATGGTGAAGCATTTGATATGGAACGTTGGGGTCAATACTTCAAACCAGCAGGTGCTGGCGGCAGTGGTCAAACTACAGGAAGCGCTCCTACAGCGTCCCCAGTAAGCCGTCCTGCTCCAGTAGCAGCACCTATCGATGACGACGATGTCCCTTTTGAATCAGCGGCACCTGCTCCTTCAGCACCCTCATCAAGCGGTGATGCTGGTTCACGTGCCGCAGACATTCTAGCCAAGATTCGCAGCCGTCAACAATAATTAGGAGATAGATTATGGTAAAGAGTTTCGATATCTCGAAATTCCGTAAATCTATCACTAAGAGTATTGATGGTTTAGGAATTGGTTTTAATGATCCAACAGATTGGATCTCAACTGGTAATTATGCGTTGAATTATCTCATCAGTGGTAGCTTTAATAAAGGCGTGCCATTGGGCAAGGTAACAGTATTTGCCGGAGAAAGTGGTGCAGGTAAATCATATATCTGTTCAGGTAATTTGATTCGCCATGCACAAGAGCAAGGCATTTATGTTGTCCTAGTTGACTCAGAAAATGCGTTAGACGAACAATGGTTGAAGAATCTGGGCGTTGACACCAGCGAAGATAAACTTCTAAAATTGAATATGGCTATGATCGATGATGTGGCCAAGACAATTTCTGAGTTTATGAAAGAATACAAAGTAATGAACGAGGACGAGCGTCCCAAGGTCATGTTTGTTATTGATTCGCTTGGTATGTTGTTAACTCCTACTGATGTAAATCAGTTCGAAGCAGGTGAAATGAAAGGTGATATGGGCCGTAAGCCTAAAGCACTTACATCGCTGGTTCGTAACTGTGTTAATATGTTTGGGAGTTATAATGTCGGAATGGTTTGTACGAATCACACATACGCTTCGCAAGATATGTTCGATCCAGACGATAAAATTTCTGGTGGACAGGGATTCATTTATGCATCTTCTATCGTGGTTGCCATGAGGAAGTTGAAATTGAAGACCGATGCAGATGGCAACAAGACTACAACTGTAAACGGTATTCGTTCAGCTTGTAAGATTATGAAAACACGCTATGCAAAACCATTTGAAAGCGTTCAAGTTGAAATTCCTTATACCACTGGTATGAGTCCTTTTAGTGGTTTAGTTGACTTGTTTGAAGCCAAGGGCTTGCTAAAGAAAGAAGGTAACAGTCTTGTCTATACAACCAAAGATGGCGAAATTATTAAACAATTCCGCAAAGGTTGGGAGAAGAATGAGAAAGATGGCCTTACTACAATCATGGCCGAATGGGATGATTCCGAAGTAAGTGCTGTAGTAACCACAGAAGAGTCAGAGGAAGCATAATGGAAGAAGATCAAATCATTGGAATTTGGGATGTATTCAAAGAATATATTCCTGAGAAAAATAAAGATACTGCTGCCAACCACTTTGTTGACTTCTTAGTCGGCCAAGATATTGAAAGTAGTGTCCTACAAGGTCTTGTAGGCTACGATACTCACCTCGACGATGCCATTGAACTAGTGTTAGGCGATGAAGTCGAAGAGGAAGAGGAAGAAGATTACTCCTACGACGACGACGAGGACTATTGATCGTGACATGGTATGCTAAAGTATCGAAAGATATAGCATATCTCCCAAACTGTTTAGATCATTTCTACAAAGAACTAGAAGACGCGAGGTTAGAGGTCAAAATCCACGGTAATGTGGAGAAGGCCTCTGCTTCGTTGCCTGGTATTGTAGAACAACGATTTAATCAACTACAAGAGATTGAAGCTATTCTAGAGTATCTCAATATTGAGCTACGTCGTATTCGCTCTAAGACTTTTAGAAAGTATTTAGAGAGCTATGCTCGCGCTCTAAGTGCCAACGAAGTTAGCAAATACGTTGAAGGTGAAGCAGATGTTGTTGATATGGAAAAAGTCATCAACGAATTTGCTATGTTGCGTAATCAGTGGCTAGGCATTATCAAGGGACTTGACATCAAAGGCTATCAAATTAACAATATTATCAAATTAAGAGCCGCAGGGCTTGAAGATATTACTCTGTGAGTGTATAATAAGTTATGAATGTAGAAGACTTAATCATAGGACTGTTTAGATGCAATTGTGATCTCAATAAATGGGATAGTGATGTTGTATCTAGTTTCTATGAACAGCTAACTGACGGCTTAGGCTTCACTGAAAAGCAAAGTCTTTTGGCTATTAGGATACTTAAAAAGCATTCTAACGAGCTATCCTCAAAAACTGGTGTAGATGTTGCTGCTTTGATTGAAAATCCGGTGTTTAGATTGCCTGTACGTAAAATCAGCAATGCCAAGACAATGAACATTGTTGAAATTGAACCACATAAACATTTTGTCGAAGTTCGTTTCCCCTACAACGAAAAATATATTGCTGCCTTTAAGAAGGCCAAAGACATGCAGGTCAGCGGAGTGTGGGGTGCTGATGTAAAAGCCTGGATTTTTCCGGTATCTGAGGGAAATTTGCGATTTTTAATAAATTTTGCCAAAGAAGAAAATTTCACCATCGACGAAGAACTTGAAAAATATGGCCAGGACATAGAAAATATTTTGTCTAACATAGACAACTATATTCCCGCTTTAGTCATAGATAACAAAATACCAAAAATTGTGAATTTTCCTGAAAATTTGTCAAATTTAGAAACCACTGATATTCGTGGTGCGATTTTCGAAGCCAGGAAATTAGGTATAATGGTTTGGGACGAAACTATTTCTAACTACATTGAAAGTGATCAGGTGTCGGAATTGTTAAGAAATTTCTTAAAATCTGATCCATCGGAAAATTTCCAGATTTTGAGTGAAAATAATGACATTTCTTGCCTAACTGAAATCCTATTAAATCTCGGACCAACCTTGTTTGTTTTGCCCGGTGGCTCCGAAATAGAAAAATTGGCAAAAACTTACGAATACTTAAAAACTATCGATATTGCCAATGACGAAATTAGTGTGATGTTTAGATTGCCGTCAGCAACCAGTCAAAATTTCAATGAATTTGTAAAATTTAATCAGTTGAATAGTCCTATCACTAAAAAAACTAAAATTGTTTTCATCAGCGGAAAGCTGCCCAAGACAATTTTGAAGAGTGGCATTAAATTTCACAGCGTGATCAATCTAGGATTTTACAACGCTCACTATACAATGAAAGAATACCTAAAAAATCAGGAAAATTTGGTATCTTACATTGATAAAAAATATAAGAAAGAGTATCCCTTTGCCTTCCTGTAAAATTACCATACTCGACGAAGTGAATGTCAAGATTGCAAATCTAGATCTCGACACACGCAAGGCCTTGGTTAAAAAATTCAAATACGAGGACCCTACCGCTCGCTTCAGACCGGCCTATAAATTAGGTCGTTGGGATGGTACTGTGAGTTTCTTTGGTCTTGGCGGTACTACCTATATGAGTATGTTGCCACAAGTTTTAGAATATTTAGAATCACACAACTTCTACATTGAACTCGAAGATCTGCGTACTCCTTTAGACCTAAAATTTGATGAAATTTTCGTGGATTTTTGGGGTGAAAAAACATGGCCAGTTGGTCATCGTTTTGCAGGACATCCTATTCGTCTGCGCGAAGATCAAGTTGATGTTATTAATACTTTTCTTAAACATCCGCAGAGCATACAAGAAATTGCTACAGGGTTTGGCAAGACAATCACCACTGCAACTTTGAGTAAAATTTGTGAAAAATACGGTCGAACAATAACCATTGTTCCTAACAAAAGTTTAGTAGAACAAACTGAAGAAGATTTTGTAAACTGCGGATTAGATGTCGGTGTTTACTACGGCGACAGAAAAGACCTAGACAAAACACATACAATTTGCACTTGGCAAAGTTTGAATATTTTGGACAAAAATTCCAAGAATTGGGACGAAGCAGCCAGTGCAAAAATGGAGATGCTGTTAGCGGATGTTTGCTGTGTCATGGTGGACGAAGTTCACATGGCTAAAGCGGAAGTGCTAAAGACCTTGCTAACACGTAATCTAGCCAGTGCTCCTATTCGGTGGGGACTAACTGGCACCATACCTAAAGCAGATCACGAATTTCAAAGCATCAAAGCCAGCCTAGGTGAAGTTACAAATCATGTATTTGCTCACGAACTCCAAGAAGCAGGCGTGCTGAGTAATTGTCATGTAAATATTATCCAGACTGCAGAGTGGAAAGAATTTAAATCCTATGCAGAAGAATTAAAATATTTGGTCACAGACGACACACGAATGAATTATATGTGTGACCTAATTAAAAACATAGCAGAAACCGGCAACACACTTGTTCTAGTTGGACGTATTGAGTCCGGTAAGACCATGGTTCAGAAAATTCCTGATAGCGTTTTTATTAGTGGCGAAGTAAAAACTAAAGATAGAAAAGAGGAATATGATGAAGTTAAAACGGTTAATAACAAGATCATTGTGGCGACTTATGGTGTGGCCGCTGTGGGTATTAATATCCCTCGTATTTTTAATCTGGTTCTGGTGGAGCCCGGAAAGAGCTTTGTTCGCGTTATACAATCAATTGGCCGAGGTATTCGGAAAGCCGACGACAAAGACCACGTCGAAATCTGGGACCTAACTGCTGCTTCAAAATATGCCAAACGGCATCTGACAGAACGTAAGAAGTTCTACAAGGAGGCTAAATACAACTACACGATCCAAAAAGTAAAATACATATGATACAATTTTTAGAAAACAAATACAAACAATGGTATGAAAATATTGTAAATTCTGCTAAAATTAGAAATACAATAGGTTATACTGAAATACATCATATTATTCCAAAAAGTTTAGGAGGATCTGATAGTACTGATAATTTAGTAAGACTTACTGCTAGAGAACACTTTATTTGTCATCTGTTATTAACAAAATTTACAACAGGTAACAATAAAAGATTGATGAGTTTTGCATTGGGGAAGTTTATACAAAATTCACCACTTCAACAAAGAGATTTTAATTCTTGGGAATATAAAAAAATTAGAGAAAGCATATCTGAAGCTAGAACAGGAAAAAAACATTCTGAAAAGACAAAGAAAAAAATGTCTCTAAAAAAGAAAGGGCAAACACCTTGGAACAAAGGGAAAAATATTGGTCCATGTACTGAAGAAAGAAAAATGTTATTATCTAATTATTGGAAGGGTAAACCTAAGAGTGATGAACATAAATTAAAAATAAAAAAAGGAAAGATAGGACATAGTGCTGGAATGACCGGAAAACAACATTCTGAAGAAACCAAAAAGAAAATGTCTGAAAGTATGAAAGGATTGAAAGGTCCTCAAAAAAGATTTGATATATGTCCTACCTGTAAAGAAACAAGTGTAACAGCAAGACATATAAAATTTTGTAAAAATAAAAGGTAAAATATTAAAAATGCAAATTCTAACCCTTGAAGACAAGATTTTTTATCTTAATGACTTACCTGACGAAATTGATGAGGATCTGCGATTTGCTGTACTAGACAATAGCGACAATTCTAATCCTGATCATTTTTTTATTCCC